AAGGATCGAGCAGCTGGAGGATGCCGCGGGCGAAATGCCTGGGCAAGCGCCGGCCTGTCCGTTGCCCGCTGCAGTAGGTACGCAATGAACGTGCTGGTCGACCCCGACGCGCTGCCGGCGCCCGTCAAAATCTCGCGCCCGGTGATGCGATACAACGGCAGCAAGTGGCGCTTGGCCCGATGGATCATATCGCATTTCCCGCCGCATCTAACCTATGTCGAGCTGTTCGGCGGAAGCGCGGCGGTACTTCTGCAGAAGCCGCGCGCCCGGTCGGAAGTCTACAATGACCAGGCTAGGGATGTGGTTCGGACCTTCGCCACGCTCCGCGATTATCCCGCCGAGCTGGCACGCGCGCTGGCGCTGACACCATACGCCAGATCGGAATATGCGACCCTTTACGAAAAAACCGACGACGACGTAGAGGCGGCGCGGCGTTTTATTGCCCGCTCCTTCATGGGCCAGAACAGCAAGGGCGCGTTCTGCCGATCCGGGTTCGACAGCCGTAACAATTCGGATCACTTCGTCGCGCGGGTGCGGTCCCTGGCGGCGCTGCCTGATCAAATCGCGATCGTCGCCGGCCGCCTTTCGCAAGTCCTGTTTGAAAGCCGCGATGCGATCGAGCTGGTTGAACGGTACTCCACGCCGGGCACGCTGCTTTATGCAGATCCTCCGTACCTCGGAAAGCGAAACTACTACCCGGGCACGTTTGGGATCCAGAAGCACCGCGAGCTGCTGACCGCTTTGGCTGCGTCGCCGGCCGCGGTGGTGATTTCGTCTTATCCGTCTGCGATTTACGCGGAATTACTGCCGGGCTGGCGGACCGTGCGGGCGAAAGCTCGAACTGACACGCATTCGCGCTCCAACTCGCGAACCGAGGTGCTCTGGATTAACCGAGCGGCCGCCCGGAGTGCCGGCGCATGAGCAAAGTCTCGCTTGCCAGTCAAATAGCCGAGGTGGATCGCGAGCTCGCGCAGCGGAAGCTGGTTTATCCGCGGATGGTCGCCGGCCGCGGCATGCGGCAGGGCATCGCGGACCTGCAGATGTCTCACCTCCAGGCGGTACGCGACACGCTGGCCTGGCTGAAGGAAAACGAAAACATGATCAAGCAAAGGCTGGCACAATGAAGGAACTGCCGACACTACCGCGCCTCGAGATTGGCGAGAACACGTCGCCATTTGATGAAGCCGTAATCGTGATCGATGGCCGCGAAGAAGAAACAATCCGTGTTGAATGCCCCGGCGCGGCCGAGCTGGCCGAGCAGCTGGTGCTGCTGGTCAACAATCGCGACCTGATCGTGAAGACATTGCTGGCGGCCGCGCACGCCTTGCGAAGCTATCAGTTCGGGAATTCCGCGCCGGACTTGGCACAGTCGATCGCTGATAATTGCGAGACGGTTCGCGGGCAACTTGGAGCCGCGGCATGAGCAGCCGCAGCGTGAACAGGTCCCGCCAGATGCACGCCGAAAACCGCGCGCGCATTCTGGAAGAGCGCGGGCAGATGGCGGCGCGGTTTGGCGGGCGCAAGACCGTCAATTATTCGGCCGCTGGCGCGCCGCTGCCGAGTGACCCGCCTATCACGGTAGAAGACGATCCGCTTCTTGAACTGCTCAAGAAGGGAGCACGGTAGTGACCCGCCAAAAGGTGCGACAACTCTCGCTAAACGTTCGGCTGTTCAACGTCAGGGCCGACGGGCTTTGGGAGGTGAAAATTCAGGCGACCAGCGCGGCGGCGGCAAAATACGAATACTTTAAGCTGGCGCGCGAGGCAGGCTACGTCAGGCCCGGGAGTTACTTGTCGCGGTTCCGCGACTTTCTCGATCGCGGCATCAAGGCCGTGGAGTTGCACCGATGAACGTGCACCTTGCGCGCGACGCTGCGAAGCCGGCGTTCAGGACGCCGCCGCACAACATCGAGGCCGAGCAAAGCCTGCTCGGCGCCATCCTGGTCAACAACGACGCGTTTTACCGGGTGTCTGATTTCCTGTTGCCCGGGCATTTCTTCGAGCCGGTTCACCAGCTGCTGTTCGAAACCGCCTCGAGCCTGATCCGCGCCGGCAAAGTGGCCACGCCGGTAACGCTGAAAACGTTCATGCCGGCGGAAACGGATATCAGCCCGGGCATGACGGTGGGGCAATATCTCGCGCGCCTGGCTGCGGAAGCGACCACCGTCATCAACGCGCACGATTACGGCCGAACCGTTTATGACCTGGCGCAGCGCCGGGACCTGATCCGGATCGGCGAAGACATGGTCAACGTCGCATTTGATGCGCCGGTCGACTTCGCGCCGCGGGCGCAGATAGAGGACGCGGAACGCCGGCTGTACGAGATCGCCGAATCCGGCCGCTACGATGGCGGCTTCATGCGGTTTTCGCAGGCGCTGACGGTCGCCGTCGATATGGCGGCGCAAGCGTTCCAGCGCGACGGCCGCCTGTCAGGGGTTGCCACCGGCTTGCGCGATCTCGACTTCAAGATGGGCGGCCTGCAGGCGTCGGACCTGATCATCATCGCCGGCCGGCCCGGCATGGGCAAAACCGCGCTGGCGACAAACATCGCCTACAACATTGCGAAAGCCCATCGCGGCGAACTGCAGGCCGATGGCAGCATGAAATCGGTCAACGGCGGCATCGTCGGTTTCTTTTCCTGTGAAATGTCGGCCGAGCAACTGGCGACACGGATCCTCGCCGAGCAGACCGGGATTGCGTCGTCGACCATCCGCCGCGGCGGCATCACCGAAGCCGATTTTGAGAAGATCCGGGATTACTCGATCGAACTGCAATCGCTGCCGCTCTACGTCGACGAAACCGGCGGCCTGTCGATTTCGCAGCTCACGGCGCGCGCGCGCCGGCTGAAGCGGCAGAAAGGTCTCGACGTCCTGGTGGTCGATTATATCCAGCTGCTGCAGGGATCGGGAAACAAGCGGACGGACAATCGCGTCCAGGAGGTGACCGAAATCACCACCGGCCTGAAGGCGCTGGCGAAAGAACTCAACATCCCGATCGTCGCCTTGTCGCAGCTTTCGCGGAAGGTCGAGGAGCGGGACGAAAAGCGTCCGCAGCTGGCGGACCTGCGCGAATCCGGCTCGATCGAGCAAGACGCCGACGTCGTCATGTTTGTTTTCCGTGAAGAGTATTATCTGAAGGAGCCTCGTGTCGGCACGCCAGAGCATTCGGAGTGGCAGATCAAAATGGCCGAGGTGCACGGCAAGGCCGAAATCATCATCAACAAGCAGCGCCACGGCCCGACCGGCACCGTCGAGCTGCAGTTTGAGGCCGAGCTGACGCGGTTCAGCAATTTGGCGCACGATGGCTATCGGCCGGCGTGAGATGTGCAAAAGCCGACGCCGCGGCTTCGGCAGCTTGACCGCGTGCTGGTCGAGCCAATCGCTCCTGTTGAACAGCGTGCGCAGCGCGCGCGCCGTCTCGCGGCGCTTGTTGCGCTCCCGCCCCGGCGGAAACCAGCGGGCATAGCGCAAAACGTTGCGCCGGAGGTCCAGCAGATCGGCCATCGTGTAGCGCGGCTCGGCGTCGGGCTGGCGGCTGGCAAATCGCATCGCTGGATCTCCGGCGCGATTCTGCCGCGTCCGGATTCGCGCCGCATGGTCAAAACCGCACACCATCACCCATTTTCGCACCCGCCTGACGTTCTAAGCGAGATTGCACCAAGAAGTGGCTGCAATTGCTTTTGTTATCAACGGTGCTATATGATGAACCGCTTCGCCAGCAAGGGGCAGCGGTGGACACTTCCAGCGAAATAATAGCCGGCGACGTCGCCTTCCTCAGGGTGACCGTCTTGGAGGCCCGGGAGGACTATTGCCGTATCCAGGTCCAGGACGATCTAAACCTGATGACCACGATTGGCTGGGCGCCAAAAAGCGAATTGGCCAAGCTGAAGGATATCGACAAGCTGAAGCCACCCCGGGCGGCGCCGACCATGTGGCCGCCGTTAACGTCCTAGCAAGGCGTTTTTCCTACCCCTGACCTCCGGGTTATGGGTATGGGTTCAGCCCCCGCTTCGCATCGTCTTTCTTTTCTGCTTCCGCCGGGCACCGCGGCCGCGCCGGGCGTTCATTCCGGCTGGGTGCCAGAATGCACGGTCCTGATTGATGCCGTCCGTGTGGTCGTCACCGGCCCGTCTAGAGGGCTCGTAATCGAGCAGGCCGCGCGCGTGGTGCGGGTGATCTGCCAAGGGCGGCGCGAGTTGGCGATCGGCGCCGTGCTGGAGTCGCCGCCTCCCGGCGCCGGCCGCGACGGCT